AAATGGTTGATATTCAATATAATTATGAATCTGTAGAAAATGTAGAAGGTGTAGAAGGCGAAATGTGTGTCATATTTCAGATGCTACTTTCCATTTTTATGGAAATATAAATTCCTAAAAAGTAATATATATATTATCTTTGTGGTAGATAATACATTCATTATGAGCCACATCGTTTTTTATATCAAACTGGAACCTTATCTGAAACAATGGCTGCACAACAGTCTGGGCAATCCTGTAGTGTTTCCTCCGCAAAGCAACGAGAACGCTGTTATCCGAAGATTCCTCCGGAAGCGTCCCCCGGAGATTTCTCCGGAAATGGCAGCTGATGATCTGACGGCCATCGTCATTCCCGATAGTAAAGCCAAACCTCCCCAGTATTACAACTACCTGGGCAAAAAAGCCAAGGCAGCTGTAAAGGAAACCATCGAAGACCTGTTTCGGACGAACCTTTGGAATGAGATGAGTGACTTGACTCGCCGGGACTGTGGACTGAACAAGACTATCGCTGCCTGGTGTGAGATGCATGGTATCGACGACGACTATTCAGAGACTGTACGGCAGAAATACTACCGTATGAGAACGAATTATAGCCGGAGAGGTATTTTTTTAGGTTCTTTAACTCGGAAACGCTCGGACGAGTAGCCCTATTTTGTACAGCTCCGAACAACACCGAACACACGTAATCTAATCACGAAAATATGGTACATTTGATTCAAAACATCAAAAAGGTTGAATGCATCGAAGCCTATCACCTTCAGCATTCAGACATTATAGCCGACCGAGGAGTATGGCTGAATGTGTTCCAACAATTCAGTCCAATCTCTACCGTCGGACTGAGTTCGGTTGAGATTTCAGACAAAATCGAGAATAAACAACGCATTTTTACGACCAAACTTACCATGTTCCGCACAACAAAACTATTGACAGGTGCAAAAAAACTGTGTTTCCGTGTGACGACCGTCACCGGATCCCGCTTTCTGATCGGATGTGCTGACAAGCCTTATCCGGTTATTCAGAACGAGGAGACTTTTCCTTCTGCAGCCGGCGGAAAGTCTGGCGTAACGGTTACTGTTACCTTAACTTCCCTCATTCCAATGCTTGCCATATTGGATTAAGGTCTTTTTATGCTATATATATAAGGTATAATATTGCGTAGACTAATTTTCGACAATATGGATTATAGTATTAGTATTGATTCACACATTGGCCCATGGGGTTATTCGAAGAATTATATCCGCAGCCAGATGTCAGGCTTGAAAAACAAGCCTGTCAATGTGCGCGTATCGTCTCTCGGTGGCTCGGTGGATGATGCGCTTGATATCCGGCAGCAGTTCCTCGACCATGGGAATGTGACCTGCTATCTTTTCGGTTATGTAGCCAGTGCTGCGACCATACTGGCTACGGGTGCCAGAAAGACCTGTATGTCCCGGTATGCATTCTATCTTATTCATAAGGTTTCGAACTGGGTGGATGCCTGGGGCAATTACAATGCTGACCAGATTCAGCAGCTTATCGATGATCTGAAGGCAAACAAGCTGGAGAATGACAAGATGGATCTGGTACTGGCCAATCTCTATGCAAATAAGTGCAGGAAAAAGGTGGATGACATTCTTCCAATTCTGAAAGAAGGTCGCTGGCTTACCGCAAGCGAAGCACTTGAATACGGATTCATAGATGAAATCGTAGAAGACGGTACGAAACTGAATTTCGACGATGCCATGAAGACCCGTTTCAATATGTTCCATCTGCCCGCATTACCTGCGGTGGAGAGCAGGACTGCAAATCCGGATGAAGAAAACGCACCTGGCTGGTTCAATAACTTCGTGAATAAGTTCCTCAAACCTCAGGTACAAAAAGAAGAGCATACAAATGCTTTACAGGCACAAAATAAAACACTCAATCATTCAACAGTACAAATGAAAAAGGATTATCAGAAAGTCAATTCCATCTTGAAAATCGAGGGTGTGGAAGTTGACAGGGATGGTAAGGTTACACTTACCGAAGATCAGGTCAAGGCCCTCAATGACCGAATCACCAGTCTGGAACAGGAATCTTCTGATAAAGACAGTCAGATTTCCGATCTGAAGAAGCAGAATGAGAACCTGCTAAAGAATGATGCTGAAGACACCGCTCACATCAATGGCGATGAAGGTGGAGATGATGACCTCACAAAGCTCAACACGGCACAGGCAATGTTTAACGACGTAAAAGACTTGTTATAATATGGCAGACACAACAGGACACGTAAAAATTACGGATGAGCAGCTGGCTAAGTCGGCTGTTCGTTATCGGAAGGAATTACTGATGATGCCGGTTCTGGCATTGGGTACGACATTACAGCACATGACGCAGAGACCGGGCGTTCGCGGTAAAGAAGTAGTAGGAGAGATGTCTGGCGACATTGAACTGGGACCTTATGACGAAGGCCGTGAAGATACCGATGGAGTAGGTATTGATCCGCGTACATTGGAAACCTTCCTCGGTAGCGTTGTGAAGAAATTTTCTCCAAACTCAGTATGGCAGACTGTATATGGTAATCTGATTACGAAAGGAGAGGCATTGAAAAATGTAGATATTGCCCGTCAGGTACTGGCATTCCTGACTGCTAAAATGGGTAGTAATCTGAATGCTTCTATCTGGAATGCGAAACGTAATGACAGCGGTACCAAGACTAAGGAACTTTTCAATGGCTTTGATACCATTACCAAAACTGAAAAAGATGCTTCCAAAATCTCGGCTGAATTGGGTAATATGTTCACTATAGAAGCGATCAGTAAGGATAACGCTGTTGATGTATTGAAGCAGTTCTACCGTGCAGCAGATCCGGTGTTGCGTGAAACGCAGACCAAACTGTACATTCCGCAAGGCGTTTATGACAATTACGTAGACGATTACCAGGCTACCGTAGGTCATGTCCCTTATAATACCAGTTTCGAAAAGACTGTTCTTGAAGGTTCAAATGGGCGTTGTGAACTGGTTCCGCTGGCGAACAAGGCCGGTTCACCGTTCATTCACCTGTCTACAAGAAGTAATATGCTTGTTGGTTTCGGTAATGGTGCGGATGCAGAAAATATCACAGTCGAAAAGCATCATGCATTCAAACTGGATTACATTGCTACAATGTACTTTGGTACAGAGTTCGAATCAATTTCTAAAGAGCGTCTGCTGGTGGGTACCATCGACGGTACAACTCCGGTTCTCGCTGGCATAGGAGGGTAAATTATGGCAGTAGATTGTACAAGCAAAGGGATGTACGAATCCCTTTCCTGGTGCCCAGGTCAGACCTCGACACCAGGTATCAGACGTAAGGTGTTCTTTATTCCAAAAAGTTGGATTAAAAAATGGCCGGTTCTTCCTGCTATTGACGGAGCAGAAAGCATGGCTGCATTAGCCACATACGAAGGCGACTTTGTGCTGGCAGCTGACAAAAAATGGCAGTATATAGAATTACTGACCACTAAATCGTCCATCAACGCAGAGTCACAGGGTGAAATGCCTTCCAAGACTATTCTGAACAAAGCAACGCTGGTTCACGCAGGTACAGATGAAGAAGCCTCCGGTTTCTGTCGCCAGGCCAACATCGATGAATTGATCTTTCTTTGTCAGCAGAAGAATGGTAAGTTCCGCGTAGTCGGTTCTGAAGCTTTTGACCCTTCAGTCACCATTTCACAAACTTCAGGAGAAGGAGACACCGGTACTGCTGGTACCACCCTAGAGGCACAGTGTACGGACATTTGCCCGTCACCGTTCTACACAGGTAAAATCGAAACAGAAGATGGCGATATCTCCGGAGCGGATGGTAGCGCAATCCTTCCGGGTGGATAATAATAGGAGGCCACAATTATGTACATAGATGAACAGTTAACCATAAACATGCAAGGCTGGCTCAATACGGAGCCGGCCAAGCGTGACCTGATGAAAGGTGCGGAAATGGTGCTCAAGCTGACCCGTAACCGCATCCTTTATCAGAATATTTCCCACAATCCGCAGAAGTTTGCAAGCAAGATTGAGTATGAGCTGAAGAAACATCTGGCCATCCGCCTGGACCGCAAAACGATTCAGGACGTGGTCAAGATGGACAAAGAGCTGGTTCCGGCCGTAGCTGAAACACTGGCCACCTTCCAGCCTGAAATCAGTTCCGACGACGATTCACCTCAGGAAGCTGCCATCGCGAAGGGTAAGCGTGCGGATCATGATTCACTACCCGAAGAAATCCGTCAGCTTTGGGAAGATAACAAAGACATCTACTTCCGCTTGAAGCAGACTTTTGAAACTTTGAAAACCATGAGGGATGCTCTTCCGTGCGACAGATACGAATACCTGAAGCAACTGGAAGAGCTGGATGCCAGATATCGGGATAACATGAACAGGTACGACCATTTCAATCCGGAAACTCAAGGTACCGGCGGTGTAGAAGGTGAATCACCTGAAGACCCCGCTGAAATGGCCAAAAAAGTCAGTGCAGCCCGCGGTTACCTGTCAGACAACAAGAAGAAACTGGCAGAGCTGAAGGAATCCGGTGATCAGGATAAGTACGAAAAACTGCTGGCTAAGGTACAGCAGAGATACGATTTCCTGATTTCTACCGGCAACAACGTGGGTGAAGATCAGGTAAATGCCTTACGTGAACTGGGACTTAAGGTATGAAGATTGTAAACCGATTGCTGAAGCCGTTATCCGATGTGCCGTTACAGGCGTACCTGGATAACCGGCTTCAGCTTTTTGATGTCCTCGAGTTCATCCTGTCACAGACCGGACCGGCTAAAGTCTACGTGTCCACCTTCTCTACTTCCGAGGAGTTCTTGCGCAGGTTGTTCTCGCTCCGGAAACGGAAGCTGATTCTTCACTCCGTCTTGATGGCCGACCTGAAGGCAGCCAGGAAGACTGTAAATCTGTACACCTTTATGTCTTCCGTGTTCGATGATGTGTACCTCACGGAGAATCACTCCAAGGTACTGCTTATAGAGAACGACCGCTGGATGATCACAGTCGTTACCAGTCAGAATCAGACGCGAGGAAACCGGACCGAATGTTCGATGATCACGACACAGCCTGACATCTTCCTCACCTTACGAGACCAGTTTTCCGAAATTATTAATACCCGCAGCATACACCTCAATGGAATTCACTTCAGCACAGATTGACAGAATCAAGGAACTCGCTACGATGCTCACCCCGGTATCAGACATTGCAGTTCTGATGGACGTAGACGAACGCCGTCTGCGAGAAATTATTTCCGACAAGTCTCATCCGGCCAGCATAGCCTACCGCAAAGGGAAAGCCGAGCGCGCTCTTCAGATCCGGCAGAACGAGCTGGAACTGGCTGAAGCCGGAAGTCCGTTGGCTGTGCAGCTTGTCGGATCATATCTGCGTGACATGGATTCCGACGAAGATTTATAACTATGCCATTACCTGCGACGATTGATATTGCAAAAGAAAACCTCTTCGCCTCGGTCGACGAGATGCGGGAGCGTAACATTCCCGAAGTCATCCAGCAGCGTCTGCTCCGGCTTCGGGACATGTATAATTACTGGCTCCAGTACCCGCGCATACGGGAACAGGAAATAGTGCTCGAGCTTCAGAAGCGATACCAGATACAGAAATCAGCTGCCTATGAAGACATCCGCATCATCAAATACCTGCTGGGAGACTTGAATAAGGCCACCAAGGACTACCATCGCTACCGCTTCATCCAGCGCAACGAAGAGAGTTACGAGATGGCCAGACGGATAAAGAATGCCCGGGCGATGGCCGCCTGTGACAACTACTACGCCAAATACATGCAGCTCGACAAGGAGGATGCCAAGGATTTGGGCTACGACAAGATTGTCGTGCAACCCTTCCAGCCGGATAGCGACCCGACGATTATCGGAATCAAACCGATACCGAACATCCGGCAGCGTATTGCGGATAAAATAAAGCAGTACATGAATGAGGATGTCCAGGACATCCAGTTCGAAAATGCCGACTTCAATGAAGACGACATCTTCAACCCCAAAAAATTGCAGGAGGAGTCCGAGCCATGAGAGAATACTTCCATGATACCCAGCAGCAGGTTCTATTCACTCCGGCAAAGGATATAGTTCTTTGTGCCGGACGTGGTTGGGGTAAAGGTCCGATTCATGCTGCTATCAACCTGCGCAACATGCAGCGCATGCCAGGTAGTATCACCGGATTTGTGGCGGCCAATTGTAAGCGTGCCCTCACCAATACCATCCCGTCTATGCTGATCCACTGGCAACGCTGGGGCTTCAAGCGCGATGTACATTGGACTATCGGCAAGAAACCGCCGAAGTCCTGGGGATGGGGTGAACCCATCTTCCAGCCCGACAACTGGGAGAATGTGATTTCCTTCTACAACGGCTCGATAGGTTACATCATCAGCCAGGACCGTTCCGGAACATCCAACTCCTTTTCATTGGATTACCTGGACATCGATGAAGCAAAGTATATCGACTTTGAGCAGCTGAAGGACGAAACTCTTCCGGCAAACCGTGGTAACAAGCAGTATTTCGGCCATCACTGCTTCCACCATGGCATGCTGATTACCTCCGACATGCCGGTCACGAAGAAAGGCTCCTGGTTCCTGGACTATGAAAAGAAATGCGATCCGGAGCTGATTGAGGTCATCCAGGCAACAGTACATGAAATCTGGCGAACAAAGAAACGAATCCGCGATCTTCAGGCAAAGTCTGAACCAGTTCCTATGTACTTGAAGGACTATCTGCGCACCCTGAACCGTGATGTATGCCGGATGGGTTCTGTTGCAGTCTTGTACCGGGAATTCTCCACGATCGAGAACATGCAGCTGCTGGGGGAAGCATTCATTAATCAGATGAAGCGTGATTTGCCACCGCTTACCTTCCAGACGGCCATTCTCTGCAGACGTATCGGCATCAGTAAAGATGGCTTCTACTCATCGATGACTGAAGGGCATAAGTACAATGCTACCGATTTCAGTTATCTTGACAGTCTGGAATACCAGTTCGATAAGATTAAGGAGCCTTCCTGTCTGATGGATGCAGACCTGGACAGGGATAAGCCTATCTGTATAGCCTTTGACTTTAATGCCAACATCAACTGGCTGGTAGCCGGGCAACCGGACAGGAACAGACTGAAAGTGATAAAGTCTTTCTGGGTGAAGTACGAACGTAAGCTCGAGGCCTTGGTAGATGACTTCTGCAAGTATTACCGCCACCAGCGCCACAAGGAAGTTATCTTCTATTACGACAGTACGGCCCTGGGTTCAAACTATGCAGTCAATGACGAAGACTTCCATTTCGTGGTTGAGCGTGCATTTCAGGATAGAGGCTGGGAGGTACGTTCTGTCTATATAGGTCCCCCGATGAAGCACATCGAGAAGTGGCTGCTCCTCAACCGTATGTTTGCCGGCAAGGCAAAGCTTATCCCATTCTTCAACGAGCAGAACAACGAAGACCTGCTTATCTCTGTGCAGACAGCAGGTGTGTACAACGGTGGCAAGGATAAGCGGGGTGAAAAGCTGGCAGAGACCGAAGAAGACCAGCTTCAGGCGAGAACAGACGGTTCGGATGCATTCGATACGCTGTGTATCGGCTGTGAGCGTTTCCCGCAGATGACATTCGATATGTTTGTGACATCCTCTATGTAGTTTTCAATAAGCTAATTAGATTTTTCTTAATGTAAGCCCTGATGACCGTGCAAAATGGTTGTCGGGGCTGTTTTTTTATGCGTGCGTGGCTGCGTACCGTGCGTGTAGGAAAATGTATCGATACATATTCCGCATTAAATCTGTTAACGGTTGTTAACTAATGCGTAGGGCGGTGGGGGGTCGGATTCCCGACGTCCGCATAAAATGCGGTGTTTGGTGGGGGTATTCGTTTGATAATGTGCCGTTTTTGTTTCGGATGGCCGGAAAATCCAAGCAAATCCCTTTGTTTAGGCCTGTTTTTTCGGGCTAATTTGCTGCCACACAACCTGCTGGCGCCCGAAAAGTCCCCATTCCATCGGCAATCGCAGGCTATTTGCTGATGAAATGGGGACTTTTCGGGTTGAAGCGGTAGAAAGACACTCGTTAGTCTTTCTGATTTTGGGTATACTGCTCTTCTGATCTGCTCTTCGCCCCTTACCTGTTCCCGCGACACTACGGTTTTCGCTTTTCACTCCACAAAGGTATATCTTCATTTTCACCCGTCTAATTTCCTGTAAAAAATCTCCACCCTCACAGGTTCAGGTCGTATTTCAGGGCACAGCTTTACTTAGGAATTTAGTCTTGAGTGAAACTGAACACCTTTTAATGTGGCGTAAAAAGGCGAAACAAACCGTAGCGACAGCGAACGGAATAAAAAAAAGCTCAGAGCAGGAAGAGCAGAAAAAAAGGCTCATCACCCGAGCTCGGCACCAGAATAAATTTTACGGCCATGAAACAATTTACCGGATCCATGCTGAATCAGTGCAGAAAGTACATGTTTTCTTTTTTTTGACTACCTGCCTACAAAGTATAAAGCCAGTACAAGAGACTGGCAGATAAGGAATTTTATCTGGGCTTTCAAGGACGGAAAATGTACGATCCCTGCCGCAAAACTTGTAGCAAAGAAGATCCGTGAACAATTCGGAACTGAAGCCGGGAATATTGTTTTTGCCTGCATTCCGGCCAGCAGTCAGCTTAAAAACGAGATCCGCTATAAGGAGTTCTCAAAAGAAGTATCGAGGCTGACAGGAGTCGCCAACGCTTATGATCATATCAAGGTGGAAGGGGAACGGCTGGCGGTACATGAAAGCAAATTGGGCAAGCATGTCAATAATGTGCAGACAATCAACTTTGACACAGATTTTTTCAAAGGGAAAAAGGTACTTGTTTTTGACGATGTAATAACTCGGGGTTATTCCTATGCCCGTTTTGCCTGTCATTTGGAAGCGCTGGGAGCTTCCGTTGTCGGCGGTCTGTTTTTAGCTCGAACATTATTTGTATAACCACTTAATAACCCTCATTATGAAAGATTTATTTGAACTTTGTGGCGAGTGCCGTCACTTGAGTGACGCAGAAGTAGTGTATCAAATGACTAATAGCGAGGAAACCAGCAGGCAGGTGAATGCCATGCTGGCAAATGGTAGCAATGTGTCGATAGAAGATATCTGCAATTTGCTGACACCTGCACGCAGGGAAATGGCGCTGGCAGTGATAGAACTATATAAGCGGATCAAGGAACGGAAGAACAACTGCAAAACAATACATACCAGTACAGACGTGTACGAGGTAATGTCCCCCTATATGTCAGATTTAAAAGTCGAGGAATGTTGGGCTGTATTTCTGAATCAGGCCTCCCGTGTAATCAGAAAGCAGCGAATTTCAGTCGGTGGGCTGGCTTCTACGCAGGTAGATGTAAGAGTGATTTTGAAAATAGCCCTTCAGTGTAACGCTACATCCATGATACTTTGCCACAATCACCCATCGGGAAATACGCGCCCAAGTCAGGATGATGACCGTCTGACACATTCTTTGCTGGAAGCAGGGCGGGTAATGAATATCCGTTTGCTTGATCACGTGATAGTATCGGATAGCAATTATTATAGTTATGGGGATGAAGGGCGCTTGTAGGGGCTGCAAAAGGCTGGAACAGTATTTAGGGAGGTGGACGGTATAACAGCCGCCCGCCGCCCGATTTTACCGCTTCATCACTTCGTTGGCAATAAAATCGGGCGGCGGGTGATAAGGAATTTTATTTTTTACGCCTGGAATCGGCGATAATAATAACTATTTTACTATTATTTTATTGTTTTTATTTGCAGATAATAGTAAAATTACTATCTTTGCACTGTTGAATTAAAACAGTGATCTATGAAGACAGTGAAAGTTTCAGCAATTCTCCAGAAATTGCAGGATGATGGATGGTATCTATCGAATCAAGAAGGCAGCCATCGTCAGTTCAAACATCCTGTCAAGAAAGGAAAAGTAACCGTCAACGGTCATACTTCAGACGATGTTTGGGGATTTTTGCTAAAGAGTATTGAAAAGCAATCAGGGTTAAAATTTTAACCCTGAGCGCTTGCTCTAATAGATTTTTAATTCAACATAGGCGGTCTTAATAAGACCGCTTTATTTGAAAACTTAATACAATATTATATGGATAAAGTTGTTATCGAAACCGCACGTACTGAAAACGGATATAGTGGTGCATGTGAATTGCTCCCTGGGTGGATTGTAGCTACTACTGGTGATTTTGACAACTTTAAAAAAGAGGTTGTCGACAGCATCCGCTTTTATGTAGATTGCGCCAAAAAGGACGGAGATGAATATCCTGCGGTTTTTGATGGAGAATATGAGCTTATGTACAAATTTGATGTACAAAGCCTATTACTTTATTATCAGGGTATTTTCTCTTTTTCTGCTCTACAAACTATTACTGGAATAAACCAAAAGCAGCTTGCACATTATGCAGCAGGCAGAAGCAAGCCACGCCCTCAACAGGCTGAAAAAATAGCCAGAGGGTTACATAATCTAGCAAAAGATTTAATGTCGGTCACTGTTTAATTCAACACTTTGCTTTGACTGAGAGATAAAAGGAGCCTCTTAGTAGGCTCCTTTTTTATTGGATTTTTTGCCCTCCTCTAAACATTTTATTACATTTGGGCTATATTTTTTATAATAAATTTAATAGCCGTAAAATGGAAACACAAGATTTCGTCGCAATAGACTTTGAAACCATGACACCGGAGTTAACCAGTGCATGCGCCATAGGACTTGTAAGAGTCCATAGTGGAGTGATCAGCCAGAAGTTCTACTCACTTATCAAACCGATACCTGACTCCAGAACTGAACGCAACACCCATGTACATGGACTGACGGACGAGATGGTAGCCGGTGCTCCCACCTTCTCCGAACTGTTCCCTCTGCTAAAATCCTTCATCGGAGATCTTCCGATTGTATGCCATAACAGCTCCACAGACATTAATGTCTTCAGAAGCTGTATGGAATACTATGGTCTGACCGGAATTGATCTAACACGCTACATAGATACACTGGAACTGTATGGAAAAGGGTTAAAAACATGCTGCGAAGAAAACGGTATCCTGCTTGTTAATCACCACGACGCGCTGGCTGATGCGGAAGCCTGTGCAAAGCTCTATCTCTGCTACCAGGGACACCTGGCGAAAGATCTTGCACATTACGACCTGAAGGAAGTGATGGCCAACAAGGACGCACGTAAGTACGAACATGACACCCTGATGCCCTTATCTGAGGAAGAAATAGAAAACAAGGATACGATTTTTTTCCAAAAGAAAGTGGTAATTACAGGTGGCTTTTGCGCCTACCCTGACCGCGATGAACTCGGTTCTATCTTGAAATCATTCGGTGCAGATATAAATACGACAATATCAGGCAAGACAAATATTGTTATCGTCGGAGAAGGTGCCGGCCCGTCCAAGCTAAAGAAAATCGAGGAACTTAATGCTAAAGGGAAGAACATCCGACTTATTTATGAGAAGGAATTATGCGAAATAATGAGCGAAATAACTAAACACTAAGAATATGGCTATAAAAAAAGAAAATGTAAACTTGACCTACGATGCTTTGTGGTTCAAGACTTTTATGGACAGTGGAGAAATGACATTCTACAATCGTGAAATTTTTATTTCTCCGGGTATGGCTGGAAGACTGGATATCTTCATGCAGTTGCTGGGTAATGTGGGCGGATATGCCAGAACTACAAATTTTGACAAGGATATTGATGTAGTGGTGGTGTCTGACTATCTGATGAAAAAATTCAAGAATGGAGAAAAGGATGAATTCTTCCAGATGCTGGAAGATTTGATCAACGCCAATGCAACTCCCTACCGCAAATTGAAATTTGTTACAGAGTCAATAGTGCTGGATTATCTTAATACTCGTGCTAATGGGCAGCTTCGTCAGAACAAAAAGGATTTGAAAGATAAAGATACAACTCCGACACTGAAAGAAGCTATCATGCAAGGTATCGATAGGGATGAGCTAATGCTTGGTATGATAAAAAAGTACAAGGATTCAACGAAGGAACCGCAACAGCAAAATTTATTTTGAGACATAAATAAGTATGATTGGATTTATTCTTATAATATTTTTAGTTGGATTTATATTTATCGCTTATTAGGAAAAATCAGTAATAACCTTACCAATCATTAGTTTATGAAAATAAAATATATTTTTTTAATAGCATGTAGTACTATTATTTCTTCTTGCAATAATGGTCAAATGGAGCGTAAAATTCAAAGCCTAACATCTGAGGTTACTCAACTCAGAGATTCTTTAAATAAGGTAATGCCAGAACTTGAAGGCTACAGAAATAGTCCAGAGAAATTATGTTCAAACATTGATGAGTTGTACAAAGCTGGAGATATTTATGAGCTTAAATCTATCAAGGACAAATTGGAAAAATATCATCCCGAATCTAAGGAATATACTATAGTGAAAGATTTGGTTTCAAAGTACGAAACAGAGCAACAGGAGAAAGCGGAAGCTGAGAAGAAAGAAAGATTGCAGGCTGTGAGTAAATTGAGAAAAAAATATGATGATATCAACCACATTACTTGGTATGAAAATCCGTATTTTAGACATTATACCAACACTAATTATACATCAATATATATAGGTAAAGATGAGAGCAGTATTTGGTTAAGGTTAATGATGTCTTATGAAGGAGAGGATTGGATTTTCTTTGAATCTGCTTATCTTTCGTATGATGGCAACACATTTAATATTCCTTTTGATAAATACAGAGATAAAAAGACTGAGAATGATACACGAGTATGGGAATGGATAGATGTTCGTGTGAGTGATGATTTACTTGCTTTTTTAAGGAAAATGGTCAATGGTAAGAGTGTAAAAATGCGTTTGAGCGGCAAATACACTAACACACGGAAACTTACTAATACAGAAATAAAAGCAATTAAAGATGTCTTATTAGCTTATGATGTATTGGAAACCGAGATGCGTAAAGACGCGAAAGAAGAATTAGTGAAATCTCTAAAAGGTGAATGATAACATGAGTTTATTTTCAATCAGTTCTGATAACATGATTTAAAGGTTCTGTAAAAGAAGGTGTGCTATAGGAGTACACCTTCTTTACTTTTTTTGATACTCCATCCCATTTTTTCGGGGAGAAAATAACAAT